GTTTGAATCTGCTGTTCTGCGCAACGTGACCGCCGCGACCGGCCTGTCCACGCAGCAGGTTACACAGGACTGGTCAGACGTTAACTACTCATCTGCCCGCGCCGCCATGCTCGAAGCATGGAAAACGCTTAGCCGTCGCCGTCATGATTTTGCCACCGGCACGGCTGGGCCTATCGCGTCCTGCTTTGTTGAAGAAGTTCATTCCCTCGGCGGCGTGCCGCTGCCAGCTGGCGCACCGGAATTTGTCGAAGCGCGGACCGCCTACAGCCAGGCTAAATGGATGGGGCCGGGTCGCGGATGGGTTGACCCCGTTGCCGAGAAAAAAGGCGCGATCCTCGGTCTGGATGCGGGTATGTCCACGCTTGAGAAAGAGGTCGGCGACAGCGAGGGTGAGGATTGGGAAGAGGTTATCGACCAGCGTGCCATCGAGCAAAAACGCTTTGAGTCGCGCGGGCTGTCTCTGCCTGAGTATCTGCAAGGCGAAGCGGCCAGCGAAACCATTAAAGACCCGGAGGAAAAATAGTGAATCTGCCCCTGCTGGCGCAACGGCTGTTTAATACGCCGCTTGCGCTTCACCCGCTAAAAGCCGAAGTCGTGATGGCGGCGCTGTCCGAACGGTTTGGCATTACGCGTATCAACTCACCCGCGATGATGTGGGACGAGGACGATCGCGAGAGTTTCAGCCGCAAGGCGCGTGACCGGGACCCGGGCTACGACAAAGCCGGGCCGGTGGCCGTTATCAGCATTGAGGGGACACTGGTGCAGAAGTCGGGCCGCCTGCGGCCCTACAGCGGCATGACCGGCTATGACGGTATCCGCCAGGCATTTATGGCCGCGCTCAATGATGACAGCGTAAAAGCCATTTTGCTTAACATCGACTCGCCGGGCGGCGAGGTGGCGGGCTGCTTTGACCTGGCTGATTTTATCTACCGGGCGCGCGGCACTAAACCGGTCTGGTCCGTGCTGAATGAATCGGCTTATTCAGCGGCCTACGCCATCGCCAGCGCTGCCGACCGCATTGTTGTACCCCGCACCGGCGGCGTCGGGTCAATTGGCGTCATTGTGATGCACGTTGACTGGACGCAGAAAATTAAAGACGACGGATTATCCGTCTCGATCATCCGATTCGGCGATCGCAAAGCTGAGTCAAACCCCTACCAGAAACTGAGCGAACAGGCCCGTTCCGCTATCCAGCAGGACGTTGACACGATGGGCGCGCTGTTTGTGAGTACCGTCGCCCGCAATCGCGGCCTGTCGGAAAAAGCCATCCGTGCCACGCAGGCCGCCACGTTTATCGCGGCGGAAGGCGTTGAGCTGGGACTGGCTGATGCTGTGGCCTCGCCGGATGCGGCGTTCCTTGAATTAATCGACTTAACCGGAGAATGAAATGCCGAAATTTATTAACCCCTTTGCTCACCTTCTGACTGGCAAGAAAGCCAAAGCGTCCGAAGAAGAGGACGAAAAGGCGAAGAAAGCCAAAGCCCGCCGCGCGGAAGAAAACGACGACGATGCCGACGCGGATGATGATGCGGACGCCGACGACGACGCGGATGCCGATGACGACGAAGATGACGCCGACGCGGATGATGATGCGGACGCGGATGACGACGCCGACGACGAAGAAGAGCGTAAGGCGCGTAAAGCCAAAAAAGCCAAAGGTAAAAAGGCCGAAGACGATGACGATGACGCCGCCGGTGCCAGCGTCGCCAAAGGTCGCCGCATGGAGAAAAAGCGCATCAACTCCATTCTGAGCTGTAAAGCTGCAGCAGCGCGTCCTGACCTGGCTGCCTATATGGCCTGCAATACCAGCCTGTCGGCAAAATCGGCCATAGCGCAGCTGAATATCGCGGCGATGGGTATGGCGGACACCGGCGGCAAGCCGTCCGGGGCGCGTATGTCACTCGACGAGCGTATGGCGAACGTGCCGCGCCATAACGTCGGCCATGACGCCCCGCCAGCCACCGGCAAAGACACTACCGTTAACGCTGCGGTTTCTCTCTACAACAAGCATAAGGGCATTAAATAATGACCGTTAATCAGTACGGCCAGAACAGCTGGCAGCCGTATGCACGGCAGGATACTTTCATCCCGGATCAGCTGATTGCGGGCAACCTCCAGCTTGTCACCAAAACCGTGGTTATCGGTGCCGGTCAGATTTACAAGCGCGGAACCGTGCTGGGGCGCGCCTCGCTGAAAAGCGCGATCGCCAGTGCGGCCACCGGCACCGGTAACGGCACCATCGGCAAGCTGAGCGTCGGCAGTGCGGCAGAGACGGGCGTGTACACGCTCAAAGCCACCGCCGCCGATAAGTTCGCGCTGACGGACCCGACCGGCGATGCAGCTGGCATCGTGACCGTGGGCCAGCCGTTTACCGGCAATCAGCTGAACCTGACCATTACCGCAGGCGCAACCGCCTTTGTGGTCGGGGATGCGTTCACCGTTACGGTTTCGCCTGCGTCGAATGAGTACACGCTAAGCGTGCGCACCGCTGTCGATGGCACGCAGAACCCGACCGCCATTCTGGTTGATGACGTGGACACCACGGCAGGCGCGCTAAGCGCAGGCGTTTACCTGATGGGCGGCTTTAACCAGAACCGCGTTACGTTCGATGACAGCTGGACGATTGAAGATCTCGCCGACGCGTTGCGTGATAAGTCGATTTTCCTCCAGGACAGCATTACCGGCCCCGGCGTTTAACACCCCGCATTAAATCCTGAATCGTGAATTTATGCCCTTAACCGGGCAGGGATTCGCACGTCCAAAATTTGCCCGCCAGCTGGCGGGCGTAGCGAGAAATTTATGACCCAGAACATTTTTAACACCACCGCGCTGGTCGGCATCGTTCCGAACCTGATGACGTCGCAGAACTGGCTGCTGGATAAGTTCTTCCCGAACATCGTTACCAGTGACACCGAAGAAGTCGCCATCGATGTGGACGTTGGCCAGCGCCGTATGGCCCCGTTCGTGTCGCCACTTGTCGCGGGCAAGCTGGTCGAATCGCGTCGTATGCAGACCAACGTCTTTAAGCCTGCGTACATCAAAGACAAGCGCGTCCCGGACCTGCGCAAACCGATTCGCCGCCAGATTGGTGAGCGTATTGGCGGCGAGTACACCGCCGCACAGCGCGAACAGCTGAACATGATGTTCGAAATGGCCGATCAGGTGGACATGCTCAACCGCCGCCTTGAATGGATGGGGGCCAGCGCGCTGAGCACCGGCACGGTGAAAATCGAAGGTGAAGGTTATGAAACCACCGTCGTCGATTTTGGCCGTAACAGCAACCTGACCGTTGCGCTGTCCGGTTCCGATAAGTGGCTGAAAAGCGTGCCGGATGGTGCGTCTTACACTAAACCGACGTCGCACATTAACGAGTTCGTTAAAACCATCCTGAAGTATTCAGGCTCGGTGGCGATCGACGTGGTGTTTACCTCTTCCGCATGGGAAGCCTTCATGCTCGACACCTCGCTGAAAGGCGCGATCGTCTTCCCGGCGCAGGGGCCATACGGCAACCAGATTAACCCGGGTACTGAGGTTCCGCTGGGTGCAGTCTATAAAGGCCGCTGGGGTCAGCTGGACCTGTGGCTTTATAACGACTGGTTCATTGACGAAAAAGGTGTTGAACAGCCGATGCTGGCCGACGGCTCGATCGTCATTTCCGGCCCGCAGCTGCAAGGCACCCGCGCATTCGGCGCAATTATGGACCCGGCGTTTAACTACGGCCCGATGGCCTTTGCACCGAAAACGTGGTTGCAGGATGACCCCGCGCAGCGCTTCCTGATGATGCAGTCAGCCCCGATCGTTATCCCGAGCCGTGTTAACGCCGCTCTGTGCGCAACAGTGGTGTAACGCATGGCACCGAAAACGCAGAAACCAGCGGCAGAGAATGCCGCTCAGAGCGACGCTGCGGCGTTGCCTGACACCAATGCGCCAGCAGTAGGGCAAGCGCCGGAAATCACCGCAAACAGCGAATCCGGCGCGGATTCTGCCGTCGCACCGCTCAACCCTTCCGAAGACCCCGAAAGCACTGACTCAGCCGAAACGGTTGAGGTCGTTGTGCGCGCCAAACGCACGGTCAGGCACGAGGGCAAAACGCACGGCGCGACAGCGCTGGTGACGCTGCCGCGTGAAGACGCCGAACGCCTGAAAGAGATCGGCTTTGTCGATTACCTGGACGAGCTGCACGAAATCGCACAGGCCAGCCAGGGCGTAAAAGTCACCGTATCCGACGGCGTGGCATTAAAGCAGGAGTAACCCCCCATGAGCGTTGATTGGGATAGCGAACTGCTGTCCCCGCTTCAGGCGGTATTTGGCGAACCCGTCAACTACCGGCCCGCACGCGGGGCGGCTTTCGACATTTCCGGCATTTTTGACCGGCCCTATACGCAGGAAGTGGAACCCCTCGACGCTGACGACCCGGGCATTAACACCACGCACGCTGTTTTAGGCGTGCGTGACGGGGAGTTTATCGCCGCAGGGCGTGCGCTGCCGGTACAGGGCGACCGGCTGTTTGTGACGAAAATCAGCACCGTTTTTGTGGTGGCCGATGCTCAGCCAGACAGCCACGGCGGTCACAAGCTGGTTTTAAACAGGGTGAAAACATGAACGCAGCAAAGATACGCGAGCTGGTCGTTAAGGCGCTGATTGTGGCGAAGACCGACGCAGGCGATCGCGTGTATTCCCCGCGTGACTGGTCAACCCGCAGCGAGGATTACCCCTCGTTACTGGTTCAGACACCGTTTGATGAAAAGCAGTCATTGGGCTGCAATGCGCCGCAGTTTAACAGCGTGGCGACCATCCGCATTACCGGTCGCGTCGAAGCGTTCGACAGCGAAACCAATGACGGTGCGATGCAGGCTGAAACGGCGCTGGAAACCCTGCGCGAACAGGTAGAGCGGGCAGTCATTAACAGCTATGACCTGACCTTTGCGATCCAGCAGTTCCGGCACATACGATCGGCCATTCAGGTGGACGCAGGCGGCGATGGCCACATCGGCCAGCTGACCTATGAAATCGACGCGGAATATTACCAGGGGCCGGAGGATTTCTACCCGGTCGAGGGTGTACCGCTTCAGGGCGTAGACGTAACCATCCAGCAGCCGGACGGCACCACACAGCCGGGCTTTAACGCCGACCTTCCGCAATAACCGAGAACCAACCCCATGAAACTGAAACCCGCAGAAGGTCGCGCCGTGCGCGACCCGGTTAAACGCACCCTTTTACCCGCAGACGGGGCCGAGGTAACGCTCGATGCGTTCTGGCGTCGCCGTCTGCGCGATGGCGATGTGGTGGAAGCCACCGACGTCGCCGAAGCAGCCACCCCCGCGAAAAGCACCGTTAAAGCCATTGCCGCCACCGGCGACGCAGGCACACCGGCAGCGACCGCAACCAATGAGGCGACCAGCTGATGACCATTGCATTTGATCACGTGCCGAGCAAACTGCGCACGCCGCTCTTTTTCGCGGAAATGAATAACTCGATGGCCAACTCGGCCACGGCCACCCAAATCACCCTGATTATCGGCCAGCAGCTGGACACCGCGCTGCAGACGCCGGGCGTGCCGTTCCTCGCCTCGTCCGTGTCTACGGTCGGCGGCCTGTGTGGCTACGGCTCGATGGTGCATACCATGATGGCGGCGTATCTGAAAAACGATACCGCGGGAAAAATCTACATTCTGCCGCTGGCCGATGGCAAAGCGACCGTACCGGCCACCGGTAAAATCACCGTGACCAGCCCGGCCACCGCATCCGGCACCCTGTCGGTTTATATCGCCGGTGAGCGCGTACAGATTGCGGCGCTGAACACCGACGCGATTGCCACCGTGGCGACTGCGCTGGCCGCCGAAATCAACGCCACGACCCGCCTGCCGGTAAAAGCGGCTGCGGTGGACGGCGTGGTAACGCTGACGGCCAAAAACAAAGGCGC